AGCACACCCAGGCATCAAGCTTGGTTATTTTGCGCCAACGTATCCACAAGTTAGAGATATATTTTACGATACTATTGAGGAAGTTGGTAATGAGTTCAGCGACCATGCCGGAATGCCTTGCACAGTAGATATTAATAAATCAGAGCATACTGTTAAATTGATTATTGGTGGTGATGTTTACGCTACTGTTAAGTGTAGGTCAATGGAGCATCCACATCGAATAGTAGGTTTTGATATTAGCCATGCTTTGATTGATGAAATTGATTGCATGAAGAAAGAAAAAGCCGACTCAGCTTGGAAGAAGATAGTTGCTCGTATGTCGTCAGTTCGTGATGATTACCAGGTTAACACGGTAGACTTTACGACTACGCCTGAAGGCTTTAACTGGATGTATGACTTTTTTGTTAAGCAGCTAAGAGAAAAGCCAGAGTTAAAAAGGTTTTACAGCTTAGTCAAAGCGTCTACATTAAAGAACAGAAAGAACTTACCAGATGATTACATTGACAAGCTTTACGCTACATACCCATCTAATTTAGTTGATGCTTATGTAAACGGTGAGTTTGTTAACCTTACATCTGGTGCTGTGTATAGTTACTATGACAGAAAGTTAAACGCTACCGGTAGAGTGGTTGAGAATGGCGATCAGTTGCACATTGGAATGGATTTTAACGTTGGTAAAATGTCTGCGATTGTTCATGTAGAAGATAATATTGACGGCCTAAAGGTTACATCAGCAGTTTATGAGTTTATCGGTTTGCTAGACACGCCAATGATGATACGGGCCATTCAAGATAAGTATACAGGGCATAGAATTACAATTTACCCAGATGCAAGTGGACAGAACCGTAAAAGCTCCAATGCAAGCGAGACAGATATTAGTCAGTTAAAGCAAGCGTTTAGAGTTAAGAATAAATCAAAGAATCCTTTTGTTAAAAACAGGGTGGCAAGTGTTCAGGCTATGCTATGCAATGCTAACGATGTAAGGCGATATTTTGTTAATGAATACCTATGTCCTGAAACGTGTGACGCATTAGAGCAACAGGTTTATAATAAAGCGGGCGAGCCTGAAAAGCTTCATGATGTAGATCACCCTATTGATGCGCTAGGCTATTACATACACAGTGAGTTTCCTATTATCGTAGGCGGTTCAGTTTCAAATTTAAACATTACAGGATTTTAAGCAATGCCAATTAACACAGAGTACGACGGCTATAAATTAGCTTTAGAGAAAACAACGCGAGTCCGTGACTTTGGTGAGGGTGAGTTTGCTGTTAAGGCTAAAGGCGATATTTACCTGCCCGTTTTGGGTGGCCAAACTACTGACGAATATGAAGCGTATTTGATGCGTGGTTATATCGTGCCAGCAGTAGAGCCAACAGCCATCGCCATTAGTGGTGCTATCATGCGAAAGAATCCTACATTTAATCCTGATGGTGCGTTAGGTTACCTTATGGAAAACTTTGACGGCTATGGTCATGGCGTTAATAAGTTTTGCGAAGATATTATCAGAGAGCTATTGTACTCAGGTTGTGCAGGTTACTTGGTAGAGTATGATGAAAAGGCCATTGCTAAGAAGTATTCGAAAGAGTCCATTGTTAATGTGTCTGATGATTACATTGTATTGATGCAAAAGTACCAGCAGAAAGATCCAAAAGATAAGTATAAGCAAACAACAAAGACTGAATATCTTGAATTAACTTACGATGAAAACGGTAATTATATACAAAATATATGGCGGCAGAGTAATACAAAAGAATATGTAATCGTCGATACCATCACACCAACCAATAGAGGCCAAGCGTTAGATAAAATACCATTTGTCTTTGCAGGCAAGTTAAGCGATGACCCTATTTTGCTGCATCTTGCTAACGTAAATCATAAGCAATACATGCAATCGACTGACGAGAGCCACGGCTTACACTGGACAGCATTACCAACATTGTTTTTGTTTGGTGACCTAACTGACCGTGAAGGCAACGACAAGCAGATTAAAGTTGGTGCCGGTAGTGCTAATCATATTAATGATACTGAGGCCAAAGCAGAGCTGCTAGAGTTCACAGGCGCGGGATTAGGTGCGTTAAAGAATGCCATTGACGACAAAAAGAAAACCATGGCAAGTATCGGAGCTAAAATGTTAGATGCTGGCGGTAGTGGTGTCAAATCTGCTGAGACTTCACGAATAGAAGCTTCAAGCGAAACGGCTACAATGTCAGTGATTGCGAATATTGTTGATAGTACTATGGCACAGTTATTAGAGTTGATAGCTGAATGGATGGGTGCAGCAGTTCCAGAGTTTGAGGTTAACAGAGACTTTATTGATACTAATTTAGATCCACAATCATTATTGGCTTACCTCCAGGTGTATCAGTCGGGCGGCATGAGCTTAAATTCATTTTTATCATTATTAGTTAAGGGTGAGTTATTACCCAAGGGTATAACGGCAGAGGATGAAGCAGATAGAGTTGAGACAGGAGGTATAGACTTCGATGAAGAAGTTGCGCAACTTTAATTGCAAATACTGTGGAGTAGTGGAAGCGCTTGTTGAGGATGACAAGCGCACCGTTAAATGTGAGTGTGGCGCACAAGCTTTAAGGCTAGTTAGCGCACCACGTTATACCAATAACACTACTGGCAAGAGTCCTTGTTGGTAGCTCCGAGGTTAGTTAGCTTTTGTAACATCTCTTTCTGAATAGCGTTAGACTCAATCTGAAGTTTAACGCGCTCATTAATCTTAAAGTACCAGCACACCACTTCACGCAATATAAGGAATACCACCACTACCATCGCTATTATTAATAATATATTAGTCATTATTTACTCTCTAAGTTATTGATTGTTAGGTGGTAGTCTTTGTGATCGTCTTTATTGAATAAGCCGCAACCACCTTTGCCAGTTATTTGGTTAGCCATGTAAGATAAATCATTCATGCTTTTAAAGTTATTTTCTAAATATATTGATTGACGGAATTTAATTATAAAATATCTCATGTGGTCAGTGTTCATCATTTACCCTCCAATTCATCAACGTGATTAACAAGCCACTGATTCATCGCATGATCTTCTTTTTCCCATCGGCGATATGTGCGTAGTGATATAAAGTGTTGCTCGCAAAACTCAAGCAGTGTATAATTTTTTCTTCTAATCTTTCTTGTTAGTATGTTCATCAATATTCCCCTCAAATTTAATTAGTTGTTCTAAAGTCCAGCCAAGAAATATACCTTTAACTTTTTTTGGCGGCTCTAAGATTTCATTTTTAGCCCACCATCTCCATATTGTCCTTCTGTTTTTTGAATACCTTTCTTCTAAGTCTGAGTATGCAAAATACACCTTGCCGCTGCTTTTTAAGTTATTCATTATATAAACCCCTTTATTTGTCATCATTGGCATTACTTTAGGTTACTTCTGGCATCATTGCAAGGTAAGTTTAATTTATTTATGTATTAGTGATATAATAATCAAATGCCAAATACAATAGATACATACAGCCGACATGCTCATTACCTAGAGCAATATTTTAATGGTCAGGCTAATAAGATAGACCCATTCTTGCGCAGAGTCGCTAAGAAGTTACGCCTTGAGTTAACCAAGACGCAAACAGTCACATCTAAAAAACGCACTGATGCTCTATTGAATTTTACAGAGGATTTGCTTAATAGTGAGTTGAAGCAATTCACAGAAGACTTATCGGGACAGATAGAATTATTCGCAGTAAGTGAGGCGGCGTTTGCTGTTGAAACTGTTGCTGCTGTCAAAGGCTTTGAAATGGTTATTCCTGCCCCCAATCAGCTATATACTGCTGTTAACGCTAGACCGTTCAATAATCGCCTATTAAAGAACTATCTATCAGAATTTAGCGCTACACAAGCAAGGGCAGTACGCGAGGCGGTGTCATTAGGATTCTATGAAGGCCAAACAACACAGCAGATTGTACAGGGCATTATTGGTACTAAGTCACAGAGCTATAAAAACGGCACGCTTAATGTCACACGTACAAGCGCAAACACAATGGTCAGAACTGCATTAAGCCATACAGCAGCTACGGCCAAATCAAAGACGTTTACTGATAACTCTGATATAATTCCCTATTATGAATGGGTTGCTACATTAGACGGTAGAACATCGCCACTATGTAGAGCTAGAGATGGACAAGCGTATAAAGTTGGCAAAGGTCCATTACCACCGGCTCACTATAATTGTCGCTCAACAACATCACCTTTATTCGCTGATGAAGTTAACCCCAAGACGCTTAAGAAGTTAGATACCGGCGGAAGGCGAGCAAGTGTAAATGGTCAGGTTAATGCAGATTTAAATTACAATGATTGGTTAGCTAATCAGTCTAAAAGTTTTCAGGTAGATGTGCTTGGTAAAACTAAAGCGGATCTATTCAGGAAAGGCGAACTTACGATGGATAAGTTCGTTAATAATAAAGGTCAAGAATTAACGCTTGATCAATTGAAAGACAAATATCCCACCGCGTGGGCTAAAATTTAACCAGAGGTTAAGATGCTAAAATACAAATTAGATACAGAAAGTTTCAACGCACTAAATGAAATGGAACAAGGCTTTTATTCACAAGCAGGTGAAGGCTATCAGCTCCAGGTTGAAGGCGCTACTGACAAAAGCAAGTTAGACGAATTTCGCGCTAAGAATGTCGACTTACTTAAGCAACAAGATTCGCTGAAAGGTATCGATGTTGAAAAGTATCGCGAATTTGAAGAGCAAGCACGCAAGATAAAAG